TATTGGAAAGTGATTTGATTAAATATATTGTTGAAGTTTTGTTAGTTTTCGAAAATATGTTTCCTTTTTCACAAATCGGAATCATACAGCGTAAGATGGAGAGTTTGTTAAGGATGAGTGTAGAAAATAAAAGCATGCATACTAGCCCCGAAAATCAGAGAGCTATTTTTAATTTGCAAAAGGAATATGAAAAGATCAAGAACCTTATGTTAACACAACGAGCAGTGCTGCCTCCTTATTTTAAGGATGTCGCAGCTCGTTTTAACAGATTGTTTAAGATGGCGAAAAGTGCTAGTGAGACTTCAAGAGTTGAACCAGTATGTATAGTTTTTAATGGATCACCCGGAACAGGAAAGACAACTATGTGTAGACAGTTATTGTCATTATACACAAAAGATCATGATGTTTATTTCGATTCACCCCCCGTGAATGGAAATAAAGCTTTTTATGATCAGTATAATAGCGAAGACATATATAACATAGATGACTTAGGACAGAAAGCAATATCCCAGTGGGGATCTATTATCAATATGGTCTCCACTTTGAAATATCCGTTGGAATGTGCAGAAGCTAGTTTGAAAGATACAAAATATTTTTCTTCCAAGTTGATGCTAATTACAACGAATGTTATACCCACTCCCAATATGATAAAACCAACAGACGGCATAGCAGAGCCGGAAGCTTTGTATAGAAGATTACATGAAATAAATACTGATCTTATGGAGAAGTATGAAGGACAACACAAAGGAATTTTAGTTTTTAGAAAATATGATAACACCCCCGGTATGAAAAAATTTCGTGAGATAAGGAGGATTCAAATAGACAACACTGAGCAATTATTGTTGGCTGTTGACAATTACATCAGAACTGAAATGGCTAAACAAGTAGGATATGCAGAACAAGATGCGTTAGAGTGCGAGTTACAGCCATTGCCAATAATGAGAGCCCAAAGTTTGATTGATAGAGTAAATGCTGCTTTCCAGCAACATTTTGATGGATTATTTTTAGGATATATGTTAGATTTTTTTTATGATAGGATAGCTGATTGGAGGGAACGCTTAGGCGATTCCCGTTGTTTAATTTTGGTGTTTGTTGCTTTATTATCGATCTATGCTGTGTACTCGATATATGAGTACTACAGTTCGGAAAAGAAAGATGATAAGGTGAGCGAAGCCCCAAGATTTCACAAGTCTAATCAAAATAAAAAAGTAGTTGATGTTAAGAATATAATACCCAACAGTGTTATACAACTTTTAGATAGGAAGAAATTTAATGTTTTGAATAAGAA